ACTGAGCAGGCCGGGGCTAGTGCAAGACGACCCCGACCAGCTATCGCAACTCTTGACTTCCCTGCAAGCTGACGGGCTGATGCAAGTCACGGGGCACGATGACGCGAGTCTCGCCGACCTGCTGGCGGAGGTTGACGCGCAGAGGCCGCCGACGGGGTTTGTGCCGGAAGAGGACCCCGGACCTGGGGAGCCGCCCGTGGACCCGGTGACGCGGCTGGGGGATGTGTGGGTCATGGGGGAGCATCGGCTGGTGTGCTCAGATAGCCGCAAGCCCGAAGCGTGGCCGAAGCAGGGCCTGACGCTCACGGACCCGCCCTATGGCATCGGTTTCGGATACGAAGGTCACGCTGATAAGCCGGAAGAGAATGCGCAACTCGTAGCCGATGTATTCGCGCTTGCACCGCAGGGGATCGTCTGGACTCCGGGGTTGATGAACTTGAGCCGAGAATTGCAGCGATACCCAGAAGCAAAGGTGTTGGCGTGGACTAAGGGATTTGCGCAGGCCGGGAACGGGCTGGGCGGGGCGAGCACCTGGGAACCTGTGCTGGTAGTCAGCCCGCCGAAGCGCAAGCTGAAAAACGATGTGTTGTCGTACGGCACCGACAGGGTACTGCTTGACGGTAAGCCACTCAACAAACTGCATCCCTGCCCGAAGCCCGTTGCGCTCTATGTGGAATTGGCGCAGGCCTTCGCAGAGGCGGAAGTCGTCGAACCATTTTGCGGAAGCGGGACGACGCTGATAGCGTGCGAGGTGGCGGGAAAGCGGTGTCATGCCATTGAACTCGAACCGCGCTACTGCGACGTGACCGTAACCCGCTACCAGCGCATGACGCACAAGCCCGCGATCCTCGAGTCCACGGGCGAAACTTTCGACGCCCTGAGTGCTCGGCCCCGCGCCGGGGGAACCCACCATGACTGACGACCCCACAACCGACGCCGACTCGACGGAAGAAGCGGCGATTCCGCCCGAAGCGTGGCAGGAGGCCGTCTGGAAGGCCCACTGCAAGGGCAACCGCAACATTACCAACCTCTGCCGCATCTCGGAGGCGACGGGCGGGCCGAAGCGTTGGCATACGATCCGCGACTTTGTAGACAAGCGCAAGCGGGACCTCGCGTTGGCCCTGCAGCCGGAAGCGGAGCGCGCTGACTACGAGGCGGGACTGGAGTCGGACCTGGAGGACGCCGACGCCATCTACAACCGGGCGGTGGCCGAGAACAACGTGAACGGGCAGATCGGGGCGCTACGGGCGAAGATGGAGGCGCGGAAGTGCCTCGCGAACAGTCGGGGCGTAGTGACGGAGCGTTCGCAGGTCGGCCTCCACGGCGTGGCGGGCGAGGCGCCGGTGGCACTAGCTTGGTGGCAGGGCATCGAGCAGGCGCAGAAGGGAGCGGACGATGGCGGCGGCGAGGGCGAGTAGCGACGGGCCGACGCCGGAAGCCTTCCGTGCGGTGCATGACAACGCTGCCATATTCGCCGAGCGTCTTCTGCGTCGCCACCTGTGGAGCAAGCAGCGCGAGGTGCTGGAAGCACTGAGCACCCATGAGCGTGTCGCGGTTGCGTCGTGTCACTCAGTGGGTAAGTCCTTTCTGGCAACGTGCGCCCTGCTATGGTTCGTCTACACGCGCCGCCCGGCCAAGGTCGTCACAACCGCGCCGACATGGCGTCAGGTTGAGAAGGTCATCTGGCAGTATGTAGCCCGTGAGCACGAGCGCCTACCTGAGGAGATACGCAGTCTCGGCCAATGCCTGCAGACGCGGCTGGTGCTGGGCACAACACATGAGGCTTTCGGGCAGAGCACCGACAAGCCCGAAGCCTTCCAGGGCATCCACTCGCCGCACATCATGCTCATCGTAGACGAGGCGGCGGGCGTCACCGACGACATCTTTGAGGCAGCGGCGACACTCGGTGCTGGCGGCGAATACCGCGAGCTGCTGATTGGCAACCCGACGGGAAGCGATGGCAAGTTCTTTCGGGCCTTCGCCAACCCCGATCTAGGCTACCAATGCCTACGGATAGACGCCCTGGAGACGCCGAACTTCACCGGGGAAACCTGCCCGCCCGAACTGTTGGCGGAACTCATACAGCCCGCGCAGGTAGAACGGTGGCGTGCCGACTGGGGCGAGGATAGCCCAGCCTTCCTCTCCCGTGTCCACGCGCAGTTCCCGTCCGCCGACGAGCAGGCGGTCATCGCTCCGCTGTCGTGGTTTGAGGCAGCGCAACGCCGCGAGCCCAAGCCGCTACCCTCCGACGTAGCGCAGATGGGCGTGGACGTGGCGCGCTTCGGCAGCGATCGTTCCTGCATCGCCGAAGCGGTGGGGGCCAGCCTGCAGGCGCTCAAGAGCTATCAGGGCCTGGACGCCGTACAGTTGGAGCACGCGATCCGGGAGCGGGCACAAGCCTTCCGGGCGCGGACGGGCAAGTTTGTGCGCGTCTGCATTGACGAGACGGGCATGGGCGGCCCGATTGTAGACCACTGCCAGCGGTTCCTCGATGCTGGCATTAGCTATGTCGGCGTGAACTTCGGTGCGGCGGCCAAGGATGCCGGGCGCTTCGCGAACCTGCGTGCCGAGATGTACTGGGGCGTGCGGGAACTGCTGCAGCAGGGCAACAACGAGCCGGACATGACGGTGGTAGCGCACGGGGCGGAAGTGGATCGTCTCGGGGCGCAGCTATCGGCCATCCGCTACGTCTATACGAACCGCGAGAAGGTCCAGGTCGAGAGCAAAGAGAGCATGAGCAAGCGCGGAATGCCGAGCCCCGACGAGGCCGACGCGGTAGTCCTGGCCCTCGGCTATCGGCAGGACGCGCCGACGTTCTCAAGCCGCCCGACCGTGAGCATCGCTACCGCACCCCGCCGGTCTATCATGGAGTAAGCAGTCGCATGGCAAGCAACCGTCACCAAGGACGACCGGCGCGGAGCCACGGCGTGGCGACGCTGGCCCAGGACGATGCGCGCAAGCAGCGGGAGCAGCGCGGCGAGACGCCGCCCAGCAGCCTGAGCGTCGGCATCGCCGGGCGCACCGCGCCGACTAACTGGGCTGACTATGAGTTCGGCCCCTATGAGAAGTTCCCCAACCAGCAGCAGATGGTCATGGATGGCTATCTGATGCAGCGGTATGATCCGACCATCGGCAGCGCCTTGTCCGTCCTGCGAATGTTGGTCAACAGCAACCTGGGCAAATACGAGCACGAGAACGAGACCATCCGCGATTTTGTGCGAGAGGACTTCGCTAAGCTGTATGGTGGCCCGCGCCGCACGGTAGGGTCTCTGCTGTCCTGCTTATGGTCCGGGTTCGCCGTGGCGGAACGTCGCTGGGTGGCGGACAACAACTCGTGGCATATCGAGGCGCTGGACCTACTACACCCGCTGACGTTCTTCCCCCGCCTGGGCGGCAGCAAGTGTGGCATCGAACTGGACCCGAAGGAGAAGCGCGTCACGCAGGTCGTGCAGCAGCCGTGGGAGGTCGGCGAAGAGCCGCTGGTCCTGAAAGCCTCGGAGGTCGTCTATTGGCCGTTCATGCAGCAACTGCGGGAAGAGGTCCTGGGTAAGCGCCTGACAGATCGGGCGCGGCGCTCGTGGTTCATGCGCGTTAAGCTGGAGAGGTTCTGGGGCGTCTTCCTCGAGCGGTTTGCGCACCCCACACCAGTAGCGACGGTGCCCAAGGGCCAGCAGGTGCGCGACGGTGAGATCATCGAGAACGCCGAGGCCTACGCCGACTTTCTATCCAACCTCGCGCCCGGCAAGTGCGTCGCCGTGGCCTTGAGCGCTGATGACAAGGCCATCTGGTCGCTTGACAACACCCTCGGCAGCACGGTCGGCAGCGACATGGCCTATCGCCGCGCGTGTGACTACTACAACGCTGAGCTATGGAAGTCCGTGCTGATGTCGCCGCTGCTGCTGGAGGAGCCCGCGCATGGTAGCCGGGCACAGGCGAGCACGGTCTTGGAGTTGACGGCGCTGTTGGTGGAAGCGATCCAAGAGGAACTCGGGTCGGTGCTGGTAGACCAGTTCGCCCGACTTTTGGTTGACTACAACTTCGGCCAGGGCGTGGAGGACTATGGCGAATGGCGCTTCGACCCGCTACAGAAGGACGACCTTGACCTCCTGAGCACGGTTGTGGAGCGCGTCATGCGGTCGGGGGCCATCCCGCCCACCGAGGCCGACGAGGCGAGCCTGCGGGAGAAGTTCTCCGAGGCCGGGTTTGTGAGCGCCGAGGAAGTGGCGGAGGCCGAGGCGGCGTTGACACCGGAGCAGAGGGCGGCGCGCGAGTCGAAGCAGTTGGCACTGCCGGTAGGGTACGGAATGTAGCCGCTTGTGCGGAGTAGCACCGTCCTGGGAGGGACACAATGGAACTCAGCTTCGGTACAGATGGTTGGGCCCACGCGTCATTGGCAGGGGAGGGGAAGCCATATGGTCATCGCCGCGTCAGGGTGCAAAGAAATGGCATAGTAGAAATCGTCGGCAACGCGGTCGGGCAACCCGATTTCGCGGACGTGGATGGGCTGTTATCGGCGATAGGGACTGCGGTCGAGAAAGAACGCAGGTTGGCTGGAAAGGCATGACCGCCGCCTTCACCATAGTCCGCAACGAGCCTTTCTTCCTGCCGCTTTGGCTGGCCTACTATGGCGGTCAGTTCGGCGCGGAGAACCTGCTGGTAGTGGACCACGAGAGCGACGATGGCAGCACCGCTGGCCTGCCTTGTGAGGTCATGCCGGTCTCCCATCCCTGCTGCTACGATCACCCGTGGCTATGTGAGACTGCCGCCTCCGTCCAGGCAGAGCTATTCGGGCGCGGCTATGAGACGGTGGTCTACACCGACGTTGACGAGTTCCTCTGCCACCCACAGGGCTTGCGACGTTTCGCGCAGAGTCTGCCGGGGCGGTCATGTAGGGCGACAGGCTATCACCTCGTACAGCACGCGTCAGAAGCGCCCTACGTGTCCGGTCGGGCCATCATGGAGCAGCGGGGCTGGTGGAAGCGCGATAGGCTGTATGACAAGACCCTGATTGCCCAGGAACCGCTACGGTGGGAGGTAGGCTTTCACTTCCTGGAGGGGAAGGCACACGGGCGGCGCGTGGCGGACTTGACGCTGGTGCACCTGCATAGCTTCGACCGGGCGCAGGCGTTGGCACGGCACGAGGCGCGGCGGGGATGGCAGTGCAGCGAGGAGCAGCGAGATGCCCGCAACGGGGAGCAGTGGACCTTCGAGGGGGAGCGGCTGGAGGCATGGCTTGATGAGCAGGCGGCTGGGGCGGAGTCGGTCGCTGGGTGGCTGAAGGAGCAGGTGATGTTCTGAGTAGAATACCAGTCCTGGGAGGGACACAATGGCAATGTTGACACTTAGCGTCAAGTGGGCAGCCGGGCAAAACTGGCCTGCAGGAATACGTAGCCGGACAGTGTACGATACACGAGAGGAAGCTGAAGCGCAGTTCGGTCCCGAAGACAAGCATGGCGCACCTACGATCTGGTCGTTGTTGGTTGCGGAACAGTACGGCGAGCGTTTCATCATTGCGGAAAACGCATATGGGCCAAAGTTCGTCGGCCCAGGCAGGGTTACAGCAGCCAGTGCGCTGAACGTCTTGGCCGGGAGATAACAGCAGGAACATGCCCACTTTCCCCGACCAGCTAGCGCACTCTGAAGCCGCCCTCCGCAAGGGCCTACGCAACGGGGCCGCCGCCTACCTGGATGGCTTCCTGTACCGCTACCAGCACTGGGGCATGGATGACGGGGCGGGCGCGTCATGCCAGACCGGACTGCAGTCGGGGTTGCAGCAAGCGTGGCTGACGGCATGGATGCTGACGGGGCGCGAACTGGCGGGGATAGTGCGTAGGCGGTTTCCTGTGCGAGGGGTGCGGACGCTGGCCGGAGAACCGCCGCGCCTATATCTTCCCGCGCCCCTACCATTGCCAGCGGACTTTCGCACTTGGCTGGAGACGCACACCGTTGCCGAGGGCGGAACCGCAACAGTGCCGGTGCCACGCAGTGGAGCCGAGTGGCTGGCCGAACACGAGGCCACGGTCAACAAGTGGGTGCCGCGCGAGTATGTGGATCGCTACCTGCAGACGCGACTGCCGCCGCTGGTGGGGATCGCTGACCGGGCGCTGCTGGAGGGCGCGCGGGACATTGTAGCGGCGAACATAGAGCGTGGCTTCGGGGTGAACGAAACGATGCGCAGTCTGCGGCGCGAGTTTCCGTCTTTCGCGGCGCGGCGGCTGGAGAACATCGCACGGACGGAGGGCGCGGTCGCTTTTGAGCATGGTCGCCTATCGCGCTATATGGCAGACTGGCTGGTGCAGGGCGTCGAGTATAGCGCGGTCATGGACGACCGCACCACCGAAATCTGCGCATGGCATAACGGGCGCAAGTACAAGCTCGATGACCCTGACCTGCTTGTTCCTCCGGCGCATTGGATGTGCCGCAGCGTGCTCATGCCGATCCTGTTCAACGAGCAGCCCGCGTGGAATACGGAGCAGCCGCCGGAAGAGGCGCGCCCGTTGGAGGGATTCGGCGCGGTGGACCCGGAGTTGCTACCGCGAAACGTGACGCCGGAGGAGGCGTATGGGCGGCGAGAGTCGCAACAACGCGGAAAGCTCCGAATCTGGAGCGCAATCGGGCACCAGTGAGACTGTAGCTCAGCCGGTTAGAGTGCTACCCTGTCAAGGTAGAAGTCGCGGGTTCAAGTCCCGCCAGTCTCGCCAACCGTCACACACCGAAGCCGTCCTCACCCGAGGGCGGCTTTTCCGTTTCCGCCGCCCCGTCCGCAGCACAAGGAGCAGACCATGCCGGGACACATTGACATCTACTTGTCTGACGTGACCGCCGACGTGCGCGTGTCCAAGCGCACCAATGCCTCCGGGCAGGAAGTGTACTACGCCGAGGGGCTGCCGCTGTTGAAGCCCGGCACCTGGAATGGCAATATCTACACCGTAGAAGACATGCAGGCTGCCGTCAATGCTTTTACGGAGATTCAGCAGGCCGATAGCTGGGAGCCGCCCCTGCGTCCCTACCATGCCTATGATCGTGAAGGCAAGGCGCTGCAGCACGATGCCCGCGAGACGCTGGGTTGGCACAAGGCTCTGCGCTGGGACGACACGGCTGGCCTCTTGCGCGCCGACGTGGAGATTGTGGATGCCCAGGCGGCTGCCGACCTGATTTCCGGCAAGCTGCGTTTCGTCAGCACGGAGGTGGCGCGCAAGGCCTATACCTCGCCCACCACGGGCAAGACTTATGACACCGCCATTGTCGGCACGGCGTTCGTGGACAACCCGGCGGTCAAGGGGATGCCCTGGCAGATCGTGCTGAACGCACACGAGTTTGGTCACGGCATCGAGGCCTTCGCCTCCTGGGGCGGTCGCAGTGTTGACGAGATTCGCGATGAGGTTGTGAAGACCATCTTCCCGCCGCATGGAGACGACACGTACAGCCCCGGTTACTGCCGCGAGATGTACGAAGACTACTGCATCGTCACCGGGCCATCGGGCGAGGAGGAGAAGACCTTCAAGGTGCCTTTCTCCTTTGACGACGCAGGCCGCATGACGGTGGGGCAAGCCCAGGAAGTGGAGGCAAAGTGGGTGCCAGTCAGCGGGTCAACTCCCGCTGTTGCTACACAGGCGCATGACATCGCCGGGATGCCCGGCAACACAGCCGGAGACCCCGGCGCGAAAGGAGCAAAGAGTATGGGACTGATTGAGTCGCTCAAGGCGAAGCTCACGGCCCTCGGCGCGAAGCCGGAAGACCTGGCCGAAGTGGACCAGCTTGTGGCCGCAGAGTCCGAGCCGCAGACGCCGCCTGCTGTCCCCGCCGCCCCGGCGGCAACTCCGACTACCGACCCGGCCCTCGTACAGCAGTTGGAGCAACTGAGCAAGGCGAACGAGGAACTGCGCGGCACGGTGGAGACGATGGCCGCCGAGGCGCGCCGCACCAAGGCGAGCATGACCGTTGATGGCTGGGTGCGCGGCGGCAAACTACCGCCTGCCCTGCGCGTGCCCGCATTCGCCCTCGTGGACGCCCTGGCCGCTACGACCATTGCCGATATCACGGTTCTGTCCAGTGACGAGCAGGGGGCGCAGACGACCCGCAAGGCGTCCGCCCTGGACTTGCTGGGCGAGATCGTCACGGGCATTGCCCCGGCCATCAACCTCGGCGCGCCCAAGGGCAACATCCGCACCCTTGGTGAGGACGTTGACGCCGAGGCTCCGCGCAAGATGACCGACGAAGAGCTTGAAGCAATGGTTGCCACCGTGCGGACGAAGTAGTAACCCTTACCCCAAGCGAAAGGAGCAACAGACATGGCTTTCTGGCGCAACGAACAGACGTACACCCAGATCGAGCACAGTGTGTTCGACAAGATCGAGCGCACCAAGGCACTGGTCATGACCAGCGCCGCCCGCAACCCGATCACGACCGGCGCGCGGGAGAAGTACCGCATCCATGCCGGCACACCCATCGGCCCCATCGGCAACGGCTTCGTGTCGCCGATCATCCGCAGCCGCATTGTGGCGACCGCCCCGAGCGGGTCCACCAGCGTCTACGTTGACGACGTGACGGGCTTCAAGGCTGGCGACGTGCTGCTGTACTTCTCGACCCTGACCGGCACCGCCGCCTTCGCGACCGTCTCGACCGTCACCGACGCCTCCAACCTCATCACCCTCACGGACGCGATCACCGCTTCCGCTGGTGACTACATCGAGGTCGCGGCCAATGGCGCGCATGGCAACACCACCGCCGCCAACCCGACGCAGACGCCCGACGTGTTCATCCTCCTGGAGGATGTGGACGTGCTGGCCCCCGATGGCGCGACGCTCATTCCCGTGCCCTGCGTGGGCGTGGACGCGGGCGTTATTCGCGTGGGCAACCTGACCGGCCAGTGCTGCGCGACGTTTGACAACATCAACCTGCGCGCGCAGTTGCCGGACATCCGCTTCGACAACACGACGGTCGGTAGATAGACCAACGCAAGCCGCGCCCCGAACGCAACGCGAGCCGCCCCTATCAAGGGCGGCTTTTGTGGTTCTGGCGGCGCGGCGCACGAAAGGAGAGACAAAGCATGGTTGCATTGGAACTGCAGGCTGTGAACCTGGAAGCCCTGTACACCAAGTTTGCGAGTTACGCTTCGCCGCTGGCGAAGTACTTCACGCCGCTTGGCGCGACGGGTCCGGGCAACACGATCAGCTATGACATCCTGTCCTATCGGCGCAGCATGTCCCCGCTGACTTCGTATGGCGCCCCGGCCACGGTCGGGAAGATGCCGACTGTCGGCAACGTGTCCTACAAGGCCATCACCACGAAGCAGAAGATGGACCTGCCCCTGGAGATTCTGCGCAATGCCCGTGACGCCGGTTCGCTCAATGCGAACGAGCGCGCGCATGTGGCCCGCGCGGTTATTCAGGTGCGCATGAACATCGAGCGCCGACTGGACTGGCTGCGGGCGCAGTGGCTGACGGGTGGCGCGATGCTGTCGAGCGCAGGCGTGGCTCCGGTTGAGCCCGGTGGCACCGCCTACCTGGACGTGCCGTCGTTGTCCAACAGCACGCCGCTGTCGGTAGGCCTCGGCTACACCGCGTCGCACATTGACGCGGGCGCTACGGCCTCGTGGGCGACGAACACCACGGACATCCTGGCCGACCTGGACGCCGCCCGCGCCAAGATCGCGCTGGACAGTGGCATCGAGAACGCCACCCGCGTCATCTGCAACAGCGTCGTGTGGAACTATGTTCTGCGCAACAAGATGGTGCAGAGCAGCATCGAGAAGGCCAATGCCATCGCGGCGCGCGGCGCGATGCAGGGCCAGTTGCCGGTGCTGTTCGGGTACGAGTGGGATGTCATTGATTCCTACATCCCCTTCGATGACGAGACGATGGCAACGGACACCGGGGGCCTCGGGCTGTTCAAGCTCATCCCCGACAACGTGGTCATCATCACGACTGCCGACAACATCCGCGCCGGGCGCATTCTGCGCGAGTGCAAGCCCGACGACTACAACGCGGCCGACAGCGACCGTGGCATCTACCCGTGGTCTGACGTGCAGGCCGAGCATCCGCACCAGCCGAGCACCGGGTTTACGTGGACCGGCGGCGTGGAGTGTGCGGTGCCGGACAGCACGTACATCTACACGGATGTCACTCACACGAGCTAGGCGGGTGCGTCGTGAGGCGTGAGAGGTTGGAATAACCGACAAGCCATCATCCCCGGCACCATCGCCGGGTAGCCCTCCCAGGCGGGACACGGGGGCCTTCGTTGCGACGGAGGCCCCCGCTCCTTTGGGGCGGGCGACACGGGACGCATTCCCTGGGAGGGAAGCAGAGATGAGCAAGCTCTTCGCCGCCGTCATCCTCGCCTGCAACGAGCAGGAAGTTCTGCCGCGCCTGCTTGATAGCATCGCCGACGTGGCCGAACTGTACATCAGCGTTGACGAGGCCTCCACCGACCAGACCGAGGCCATCGCCCATCAGTACACAGAGCACGTCTACACCCACAACCTTGCCGCCGCACCGGGCGGCTGGGCGGAGGTGCGCAATGGCCTGCAAGAGCGGGCGGAAGAAGCCTCGGCGCTAGACTGGTTCGCGTGGCTGGACCCCGACGAGTGGCTGGCCGAGGGCAAAGCAGGACTGACGCGTGTATTCGCCAAGGCCGAGGAACTCAAGCGCACCGGACTGATGGTGCGCATGGTGGACATTCCGGCGGGGGCCGAGCCGGGCGTGCGCGGGGCGACGTGGCAGAACTGCAAGTTCTTCAAGCGCGGGCAACGGTTTGCGCGGCGGCGGCACGAGCACCTGCCGGTGGGGGAGCCGCGTGCCACCTGCCTGCAGCTTGTCATCCACCACCAGAAGCTACAGCGACAGGACGTGCAGGAGCGATGCGCGGCCCTGAAGACGGACTTGGCGGCGCTGCAGGAGGACTGGCATGAGTGGCATGACATGCGGGCCGCCTACTACCTGGGAGAGGCCTTCCTGCAGAGCGGCGACGTGCCCACGGCGATGTTATGGTTTCAGCAGGGATTGACGTTGCCCGAGACGATTGCGGGCGCGCGGTCGCAGCTACACGCCGGGGAGTTCGCCGGGCACCGCAAGCTGCGCAACTATGAAGACGCGGTGAGGGCAACACATGCCCGGTGGGCCTGCGACTGGCGGGATGGCCGCGATTGCGCGTGGCAATTGGGCAGCGTGGCCGCAGACGAAAGCCAGTACGATGCTGCTGAATACTGGTTCCGCACAGTACTGGCAATGCCCGAGACAGACCCCGGACTCAATCAGGTACTATCATCGTCGCCGGTCGAACTAGCCAACTTCGGGCTGGCGTTCACGTTTGCGCGGCGCGGCAAACTCACAGAGGCCCACAACTACCTGCGAGTGGCGGAACGTTTCGGCCCGCGCCCTGAGTATCAAGCCCTGCGGGCGCAACTAGTAGAGGCGGTGAAGCAAAGTGGCTGACGCCTGGGCAACGGTAGGGGACATCAAGGACGACCAGCTTCCGAACGCGGCTGACTTCCTCGGCGGCATTACGGATCACGACGCCTACTTGACGCAGAAGATCGAGGAAGCCACCGATGAGGCCAAGAGCTATCTGATGCGCTTCCACCACTTCTTCGCCTCGTGGACCGCAACCACCGTGCCCCGGAAACTGCGCGCGGCCATCGTGACTATCGCCATTCACTATGTTACGAGCCGCGTGACTAAAGTGGCCCTGACGACACAAGAGAAGACTACCTGGGAACGCAACTATGATCGCGTGATCGCGTGGCTGAAGGACCTGCAGAAGGGCGCGGCAGACCTCGATGTAGAGTGGCCGATGGCGTCTGACGATACCAGCGGCCATCGCATGGTCGTGGGCGGACCATCCGCGCCGGTAGTGAGGTAGACCAATGGGCGGCTCCGACATCCTGGTACTTCTGGCGGTGGCCGCCGTGTTGGTAGTGTTGGGGCGCTGGTATCTGTGGCGAAAGGTCCTGTAGATGGAAACCGGGCTGGCCGTTGACATTGACGACCGCGAGTTCGAGGGTCGGCTGAATAACATCATCTTCCAACTCGGTTCGCAGTCGCGCGGTCTCATGCGGGCCATCGGCTACTACATGCGGCGGCGGACGCTACAGCACTTCGCCGACGAAGAGGACCCGTGGGGCGAAGCTTGGGAGCCGCTGGCCGAGTCTACATTGGCGCGCCCGCTTGTTAAGGACAAGCGCAAGCGGGGCAACCGCAAGATTCTACATGGCCGCACGGGCGACCTGCGCGGCAAGATACAGTCTCTCTCCGACGAGACATCGGCCGAAATCGGCACCAATATCTTCTATGGCATCTTCCACCAGGAAGGCGCACCCCGCGCGCACATTCCGGTGCGGGCCTTCCTGGGCGTAGCCGATGAGGACGCCGAAGGCATCTACGATCTGGCGTGGGCCTACCTTGTGCGCGCGACGAACGGGTAGCACCCAACGGGATGTCAGCCACCACCATCCTCGCCCTCGCGGCGGGGCTTTCTGATTCGGGGTCATCATGGCAATCGCCTACAACGAGTTTGACGCCCGCGTGGACGCGATAGTGGCGGCCTTCCAGGCCCAGCGCAGCGGCACCCTCGGGCGTGAGTTGCCGTCGCCGGTAACGGTGCACAAGGGGCCATACCGCGACCCCGAGCCCAGCGCCGGCAACTTCGCGGTGTTCATATCGCGGCAGGCCAACCCCGATGTGAAGTACGACATGGGCCAACAGACCGCCGATGTGACGATGCGCGTCTATGTGGCGGCGGCCAGCTATTCCCTCGCGGACGAAGCCGACCTGGAGGGCTACATCAATGTCTTTTCCGCCAACGTCATGGCGCTCCTGTTTTCGCTCGTGAAGAAGACGGGCACGGGCGGCTGGTACAAGGGCATCTGGCGGGGCAGCGTGGCCGACGAACTCCGCACCGAAAAGCAACAGACCGTGGAGCTAGAGGTCCACATATTCGACGTGACCTTCGAGGTGAACTATGCCTAAGACAGACCGCGATGCCATCACGCAGATAGACCCGCGCGGACGTGGGATCGCCCAGCATGTACGCGACCTGGGCAAGCGCAAGGCGGCTGCCGCCGCCGAGGCGTCCAAGCCATCCCCCGCACCGCCTGCCGAACCCGCACCCACACCAGTGACCAAGAAGGACGGTGAGTAACCATGCCATACGTTGGACTTGACTGCGCCATGCTCACAGGCCCGACCGCCGCTGCCTTTGACCGCATCGCTTCCGGCGAGATTGGCTTCGACCAAACCCTGGAGCACCTAACCGGGGCGGGCGGCGACGACTCCGTCGTCTACTCCATGATCGAGCCCAAGGGCAGCGCCGAGACGTGGCTGCAGACCACGACGCTCCTGGACTGCGTGACCAAAAGCGCCAACAATGCCCTGCCCGCGCAGATCGCGCAGATTGACGGGGGCGTGCTCGGCGAGCAGATGATGAAGCAAACCGAGTGCTACATCAATACCTGCAAGCTGTCCTGCGAGATTGGCGGCGCGGTGAAGGCAGCCTACGATTGGCTGGCCCTCGGCATGACCGCCAGCGCCGTGACAACCGCCGCAGAAGCTAAGGCCAAGAACCTCATGCTGCTGTGGCACGGCGCTACTACCGAAGTGGACGGCGTGACCTTCTCGTGTCAGTCGTGGGAAGCCACGGTGGAGAATGGCCTGAAGCTACACACCAGCCTGGACGAGAAGGCGGCAGGCATGGAGCGTTTCCCCGAGGCCATCACGCCGGGGAACCAGAAGGTCAGTTTGACCGCCGAGTTCAAGGCCGCGCCAACTGTGGACTTTCTGGTGGCGATCCCCGACACGGTAACCTTCGCCTTCTCGGCCGTGAACACGGAGGGGTCACCCAAGACCTTCCTGCTGACTGTCGGCGCGCTGCACCCGGTGGGTATGCCGGTCAAGATCGCGGCGGGCGAGGACGAAGTAACCTGGAGTATGGACCTGGAGGCGGACTATAACGACCTGACAGCCTTTAACTACTCGCTGGGCTAGACGAGGAACCAGCCTGGGAGGGCAAGATGAACAAGCCGGAGGGATACTACAACCACGCGCGCCCCGAGGTCATGGCGCTGGTGCCGGATACGGCGCGGCGGATACTCGACGTGGGTTGCGGGACCGGGGCGCTAGGGGCCGCGTTGAAGGCGCGGCAGGAGTGCTACGTCGCAGGCATCGAGCAGAACAGCGAAGCGGCGGAAACGGCCCGCGACGTGCTCGATTACGTCCGCTGCGCCGACGCCGAGACGGGGCAACTGCCGCAGGAGATCATCGGCGGGCGCTTCGACTGCATTGTGTTCGCCGACATCTTAGAGCACCTGGAAAGCCCCGGCGACCTGTTGGCCTATGCCCGGGAACATTGGCTTTCCGATGACGGGGTGATAGTGGTCTCCGTCCCCAACGCCCGGCACTGGTCGGTGCTGGAGGGCCTCGTCAACGGGGACTTCAGTTACACCGACGCGGGGCTACTCGACCGCGACCACCTGCGCATGTTCACGCGCCGGGAACTCCAGAAGCTCCTGTGGCGCGCCGGTTTCGCACAGGTAAGCCTGACCGCCATCACCCACAGCCCCAACGCGCCACAGGGCCACCTCGTGCGCGCAGGGCGCTTCTGCTTCCGCGCCCGTGACGCGCAGGAAGCCGCTGAGTTTCATCATTACCAGTATCTCGCCGTCGCCAAGAGGAGGGACCTCGCCGACCACGGCACCACCAGCATCATCATCCCCGTCTGCAATCAGCTTCCATATACGCGCCAGTGCCTCGGGCTGTTAGAGATGACCTGCCCGGAGGCCGAGATCGTAGTAGTGGATAACGGCAGTACAGACGGGACGAGAGAATGGCTTGACGAGTGGCAGGGTGGTAGCGATTGGCGCACGGCACTACACAACGCCGACAACCTGGGCTTCGCCAGGGCCTGCAACCAAGGGTTGGCCGACGCTTGTGGTGACAACCTTGTGCTGCTCAACAACGACACACTGCCCGCCGAGGGTTGGCTGGACCGCCTTCTGGACTGCCTCCACTCCGCCCCCGAGGTCGGGCTGGCGGGTCCGGTCAGCAACAACGTGAGCGGGCCACAGAAAGTGCCGGTGCCTTACAACACGCTTGGCGAAGTGGCTGGCTTCTCATGGGACTGGGGCATGGCGCACGCCGGGGAGCGGGCACGCTTGGAGCGTCTCGTGGGCTTCTGTCTCGCCATCAAGCGCAAGGTGTACGAGAAGATCGGCCCGCTAGACGAGCGGTTCGGCCTCGGGACGTTTGAGGACGACGACTACTGCTTGCGGGCGCGGCAGGCGGGCTACACGAACATGGTGGCGCGAGACTGCTTCATGCACCATTTCGGCAGCATGACATTCAAGGGGGAGGGCCTGGACATGGCCGCGATGCAGGCGGCCAACCAGAAGCTCTTTGAGGCGAAGCACGGCCAGTAGACGGACAGTCAGGCAGTACATCCCAACGGGCCTCGGCAACGCGCCGGGGCCTACTCGAATCGGGAGGGTAGTAGACATGGCAGATACACCCAACAGAGCGGCGCGGCGCTGTCGCGTCAAGCAGGCGCGGACGATCATTGTAGACGGCTTCGACCCGCCCATCAAACTGCGCCTTATCACGACGTTTGGTGAGACGCTCACCCTGCAAGAGAAGATTGCGCAGACGGAGGACGGCGATACCAAGGCCCAGATCGAGTTGATGCTGGGCTTTCTCGACACGGCGCTGCAGTCGTGGGAGGGCGTCTTCGGCGAGGACGAACAGCCGGTGCCCTACTCGCGCGAAGCCTTCACCAGCCTGGACGTGGAGGACGCCAGCGCCATCATCGAGGCCATTCAGAACATCGGCGAGGCTGGCAGCGGCAACCCAAAAGCCGAGACTGCTTTGCCGGAGGCTTCCGGGGAGCAGCCCACGCCTTAGCCAAGGGCGACGAGGTAGAACGCTGCCCCGCCGACCTGTCCGTGATTGGCTTGATGCAGGCGTTTCCCGGCACGACCCGCGACTATTGGCTTAACGAGGAAGCCGGTTTCGTGCAGCGCGCGCAGATCGTACTGGACGAGCAAGCCAAACATCAGAAGCTGTTAGCCCGCCGCGCCGGACGCAGGTAACTGACATGGCGAAGGACCTCAAACTCTCAATAGTCATCGGCCTCAAGGACCGCGCCACCAAAGGGCTGAAGGCCATCGGCGGACAGGTCAAGTCCTTTTCGTCCGGGCTTACCGCTTCCCTCGGCAGCAGCAACAAGCTCTTCGGGGCGATAGCACGTGGCATTGACGGCGTGGGCTTGGTCGCTACGGCGGTCGCTCCTGAGCTGAGCATCCCGTTCATGCTGCTGGGCACGGCGGCGAAGGCGGCATTGGCAGGCGTGTCGGCGCTGGGCGGCGTCATCGGCAGCGTGTTCAAGGCTGCCGGGTCCGTCGTCTCTACCGTCATTGGCAAGCTGGAGCAGGTGGCGCAGAAGGCCTTCGCCGCCTCTAAGATGCTGCTGCTGGTGGGCGCGGGACTGGCCGAAGAGGCTATCCGGCGTAGCATCAACGCCTTCGCCGACTACAACCAAGCCATCACCAATGCAGGCACCGCCACCGGGCTTATGGGGGCCGAGCTTGATAAGGCCAAGGCCGAGCTAACGGAGTTCGGCTTGGCTATCAGCCGCCACTTGGCGCTGCTGCCCAAGGAGATTGCCACCGGCTTTTACGGTCTAGCAAGTGCGGGCCTGTCGGTCAACGAAGTGATGAAGGCCTCGCCCGGCATTCTGACGCTGGCCGAGGGGACGATGAACGACATTGCCTCCACGACGGAACTTGTGGTCGGGGCAGTCAAGTCGTTCCAGCTTGGCTTTACACAGACGAACCGTGTGGTCAATGCGTTCGCGGCCAGCATCGGCGCGTCCATGTTGAACATGCAGCGCCTAGCGGTCTCGTTCCCCTACGTCGCGGCGAGTGCGGCCAACCTGGGCATTCCGCTTGAGCAGATCATCGCGACACTCGGTGTAGTGGTGGACCGTGGCATTGACGCCAGCATGGCGGGCTCGGGCCTGCGCATGGTCTTCCAGCACCTACTCAACCCGACCAACGAGGCGCGCAAGGCCCTGGCGAAGTACGGGCTGACCGCCGAGGATGTCAACATTGCCACCAAGGGCTTCCTGCCGGTTCTGGCGCGCTTGCAGGCGGCCAACATCTCACTCGCCGACGCGTACAAGATATTCGAGGCCCGCGCCGCCAACGCTTTCCAGGTGTTGATGAGTGCTGGTGTTCCGGCCATCAGCGCGCTAGAGCGCAAGATCACCGGCACCAACCGCGCCTTTGAGATGCAGGAGCAGCAGATCAGCACGGCGCAGGGCGTCTGGAATATCCTCAAGAGCACCATCAGCGAACTGTCTATCCGCTTCGGGCAGGCGCTGGCACCGGCCTTCAAGACCGCCGCGCAGTGGCTGCAAAAGATGACGGAGTATGTCATCAAGCTCAAGGTGGCGGAGCGGGCCGGGGCGTGGATTGCCAGTCTGGCAAACGCCGTCATGGCGGCTTTTACTCCGGTGGCCGCGACCGTCGGGGAAGCTGAGGGCGCAGTCAGTCGCTTCGGGCGCGCCATGTCCGCTATCGCGGGCGTCGCAGGCAAGTCGTTCGGTCTCCCCGATGGTAAGCAGTCCGAGGGCGCGGCATCCGGGTTCGAGCTGGTGACGGCCTCAGTGCGCGGACTGCTGACGGCGCTGGGCAAGTCGTTCGGTCTCCCCGATGGTAAGCAGTCCGAGGGCGCGGCATCCGGGTTCGCGCTGGTGACGGCCTCAGTGCGCGGACTGCTGACGGCGCTGGGTGCGCTGGGCCAAGCTGTCGCGGCCAGCTTCGGTGGCATGGTCGGCGAGGCTGGCAGCGGGCTCGTGGGCGTGTTCGTCAACATCGTCAACGGCATTGCAGCGGCGGTGACGTGGCTGACGGACAACGTGTTCGCTCCGGGTCGCATCGCTGGCATTGTGGCGTGGCTGAAGGAACTTGCGAACGTCGCGATCAACTTCGCGGGGCTGATTGTCGCGGGCATACAGTACGGGATGGTACAACTCGGCGGCATACAAGGGCTTGTCGCGCAGATCGGCGGGTACTTCCAGTGGCTGCTGGCGTGGGGCAAGTACCTCGTGGGCTGGGTATACACGAACCTGCCGAACATGCTGTCGGTTGTTGGCAGCACGTTCGCGGCCATAGCCAACGCGATCTTGAATCTCGTGGAGGTCGGCCTCTATCTGAAGGCCACCTGGGGCGTGATTTTCCACGCGCTGGGCATGGTTGTGACGGGAGCCGCTACTGTCGTCGGCGCGGCGCTATTGACTATCGGCAAGGTGCTAGAAGGACTGTTCTGGGGCCTGTCAAAGATACCGGGCCTGGCGGATATATATGCCCCGGTGAAGGATGGCATGAAGCAGGCGAACGACGCCATCTTGGCCTTCACACAGGCGGCGGGGCTTGAGACCGACCGGCACATGAAGCAGATCGTCTCAAGCGTCACCGACGCCAGCCGCGACATAGGGCGCATCAAACTCGCCAAACAAGCCAACGAGAAGTTCGGCGCGTGGACGCAGAAGCAGGCCGAGGATATGCGCAAGACGCAGGCATCCTGGGGCTTGCAGGTTGCTCCGAAGCCCGGTGAACTCAAGAGCTATCTGCCCCCGGACATGGCCCCGACTGCTGGAGCGCAACAGGCAGGCATCAACTTCCGCACACAACTGGAGCGCACCAGCGCCTCGGTACAGGCGCTTGGCACGCCAGCGATGCAGTATGGCGGCACCGGCATGGCGCAGCCCGCTACGCAGGTCACGAACAACTACTATGTCCAGGGCAACGGTGACACGTTCCTACTGGGCAAGATACGCGAGCTGACGGACCAGCAGCGCCGCGAAGACCGCTGGGCTCCGGCTTGACAAGCCCCAACGTACAGGCGCAGACTCTCGATGCTGATGGCTGTCGTCACGCGCTTTCGAGAGCGCGCATTACCTGTACCACAACTTTGACCCCGAGCCAGCCACGGCAGCCATCAGCAAGCCGCAGTGGACACCCTGGCCGGGGTCTTAGCTTTGAGAGGGGCGAGTCAGATGAAGACGCGCATAGCCTTGTGGGCAGTCGCGGCGGTCGTGGTGTTGGCCGTGGTGTGGCGTTACGTGGTGCCGGTGGAGTGGCGGGACCGGGTGACGGGTCCGGTGGTGGAGGTGGGGCACTGGGCGCTGGTGGGCGAGCAGAAGCGGGAAGTCTACGACTCATTCGGGCCTTGGGAGTTCCGAGCGAAGATGCCAAAGACGAATGTAGCTGTAGATGGCATAGGATTTAGTTTCACCTTCAAGCAGGCCATCTGGAGGAACATGGGTGGCCCTGGTGGGTACAATCTCGGTGCATTCAACCTCTACATTACCCCAGAGATTGGCTTTGGCTTCAATGGGGTCTACAACGACCCGTCACACCCTGGACAGTGGGGGCTGACGATCCAGTGGGCATCTGCCGATCCGTGGGGGTACTCTCACACGATCTGGTATGACGTGCCATCCGAGGAAGAAGAAGTCTACTGGATCGAGGTCCCTGTTTCCCTAACGCTCAGCGGGAATTCACATCACTGTGTATGCGGGTCTTCTCCCATTGGCGCGAAGGGGGCCACACACGCCAAGGAGCAGACAATCACTGAGAGCTACGTCATCGAGGATGATGCGTCTCTTTCATACGCCATTGGCGGGACTACGTACGGAAACAGAACGCCCCCAACAATGGTGTTGCCGTTGGGTTTCAATGTTCAGGGCCTCTTCATCGACTCCCGCGACTGGGTGCAGGGCGACAACGGGATGAACCCCGGCGTCAAGTACGTCATGTCCATCGAGGACATCAAGTTCGGGGATGTCGAGATTGACACCTCCACCTTCACCGCCCGCAACTGGGGCAGCACTCCCGCCTCCGCAGGCAAGCTCTGGGTGGAGGGCTTCGGCGGCAACAGCATCGGCTTCTGGGCCTCGGAGTTCTTCGACCAGCCGCCGTACACCTATGATGACTACACGGGCGGGACGATTGGCGCCCCGTACAGCATCGGCGTGAACGCCAAGCTCAGACTCATGGACGATACGGAGGTGGACGATAGCCTGTTGATCGTCTGCCCGACGATCCGCAACATTGACACCGACACGCACACGGACCTGGGGCCGAAGGAATATACCTACGGCGCGTTCAAGGCCCTGCGCTACACACAGCGGCACGGGTGCTACTACTGGGACAGTAACCCGCCCGACGTGATCCCGCCCTTCAAGGCGTACATCAAGATGAGTTCGGCGGAGGCCCTCGGGTATGAGATACGCGGGCCGCGACCGGCCTTCAAGGTCGAGGGGTGCGGCTGGTCCGGCGGCAACGAGTGGACTGAGGGCTACGTCTCGCCCTATGATGGTCAGTACGCGCCCTACGGCACCCACAATGGCGAGCCCGTCTACTCCAACGGGTATGCCTTCCTGTACTGTACGGACCCCAGCGCAGGAGACTGGGGCCTCGGCCCCGGACCCCCAACCGCACCATACTACATACAAGACGCCGGAGGCCCCTCCGGCGTTTTTGTTGTCAACACGGACTCCTACTCTGACGCCATCATTTTTGAGGAGACGGGCCAGCGTCAGTTCTCGGGTCTGTTCGGCGAGGGTCTAGGTCCGGCGGTCAGTGAGGACACCACCGAGGCTGTCGCCACCGACGCCGACTGCGCCACACCGTCATTCCAGCACAACGCCACGCTTGTCATCAACGGCTGGGGTCTGGACGCCACCAGCCGCACCGTCTCTCCCTACATGATAGACATCGTGGGCATCGCCGCAGACGCCAACCAGGGAGTCTACGCCAATGCCCACGATCATACCGACTGGGTAGGCGTCAACTGCACGACGCCCGACAGCGGCGGGAACTTCACGGTCGGAGCGGGTGGGGGCTCGTTGACGCTCACGCTCAAGTGCAACTACCGCGACCGGCAGGCGGCGGTCGGGGCCGTCGGGGCCATCGCCGCGCCCGAGGCCTACCGGGAGCGCCGCCACGACTCGCGCCTCGGGGAGGGCGACCCACCGGAGACAGCGGAGGCCGTATGGGATTGGCGGGGGCGCTACCTGTCGCAGGCCTTCAAGGGCCTCACGCTTCCCTGCGACCTCACGGTAACGATCCGCTACTACATGGACTTGCTGGGTGTCAGTGACAACCACAAGACCGACAGCACCCGCCAGACCGACTACGCCTACACGGCAGGCGACCTCTATACCCTTACGCGCACGATCCCGGTGAGTTACGCCGACGGGGCGGGCTGGGCGACGGTGTTGGTGGACCTGTACGACGAAGCCAACGCAGGTCAGCCGGTGGCAATGGCTTATGATCTCAAGTGGGACCTGCCCGCCGGGACCTACCAGATGGCCGAACCGCAACTTGTGACGGACCCCGGCGACCGCCAGGAAGTAACCAGCGTCTCGCCCTACTATCGCGAAGCTCCCAGCGGCGACGGGCTGGCCCTCAAGGTAGACGAGTCTTGGCGGTACGCACAGGGCGTCGTCTCGATGGTCTACAACGGCCTGTGCAACATGGCCCTGTTCGTGCCGGACCACGCGAAGGGCTGCGTGATAGAGCGCTGCCTAGACACCCTTGACGTCAAGATCGGCGCACAGACGGGTCAGGACCTCACCTCCTGCTACCCCCTCTCGGGTTGGCCCCTCACGAAGACCGGGGAAGCACTCAGCTACAGCCATAGCGCCGCCGCCGAAGAAGGGCACATGAAGGACGCGGACGATGCGGTCCTGAAGACCCTCGCGGTCTCAGACATCGTGCCGCAGATGCAGGGCGGCAGCATCGGCGCGGTCGCGGTGAGATGTGCCACGTTCCACTGCGTGAACGGCCTGCCCTACGTCTTTGACATTGTGCACTATGTGCACGGGCGCGGGCACGGGATGGCGGTAACACCGGCCGCCGACGCGGGCGCAGGCGAAGCCTTCCCGCGCAAGCGCAGCGGCACAACCGGCGACCTGTACGCGCGGCCACTGGGCAGCACAGACGAGGGCGACTGGACGAAGGTTGACGACGGCTACACCGTTGACGAGCACGGACACTGGACTTCCGATGCCATGCCCATTGTTGGCACCGACGAGGCGCGCACCTTGCGGGAATATGCCCTGCGGCAAAGCGGTGCCTACGCCAGCCTGGGGCGCTTTGCCACGCGGGAATTCGCGCTGCTGCAGGCGATCATCACCGGAGGGCCGTCGCGCCCCGCCCTATGCGTCGAGCCCGTCACCGGCATCTGTCACCTCGCCTACGTCTCAGGTGAGGACGTGCGCTACACGCAGAGCGACCCGTGGATCGCCTCCGGCTTTCGCGGGTGGCGCTACGGCAACCTCGCGCCTATCAAGGGCACCCCGCAGACCATCGCGGTCTTTGAGGGAGGCTACACCGACCCCTCCGTAGTAGTCATGCCAGGGCGCACCGTAATCGTCTCGGCGCGGTCCACCACCGCACCCTACCCGGTGACACTGAAGCGGTCCCTGAACCAGGGCCGCACGTGGGAGGACGTTCCCGTGGGTAGCTTCGTCGCCGACCTTACACAACTATCCCTCACCCAGCATCGCGGGGTGCTGCACGGGGCGGGGATCATCGGCAATAACGCCGTCTATCGCTACTCTGACGACGGGGGCACGACGGCCAACAGTCTCGACCGCACCGCGACCGTGACCGCCACTATCTGCGCCGCCGAAGACGAACAACCGGACATTGTACGCGACCCGACCGGCGTGCTGTACGTCACCTGCAACAACGGGACCGCCATTGTGATAATGACCAGCAGCGACGGTGGCAATACCTGGGCAGAAACGGACTCTATCGCGTAGCCGCCGCGCCTACACCTAAGCCGCGCCATCATGGCCGCCCTCACCGGGGCGGCCTTTTCGATTCGGGACACTCATGGCACACGAAATCGCCCGCGCCCAAGTGATCGTGGACAACCCGCACGCCGAGGGGCACATCAGCAAGTTCTCGTTTCAGCGCGACTGGCGCTTCGAGAAGCGCAAGCAAGACGATGATGTGTACGGCGGTGCCAGCGGCCAGTTCACGCTACACACCGGCACGGAATATCTGGAGGCGATGCACTGCCTCAAGCCCGCACCCTACCTCGTGGCCGGGGACATGACCGACACCTGGACGGTGCTGGCCGGGGACTGGCGCTTCACGTCACCATCGGTCTGCAGTCCGCGCTCCACCTGGGCCGACTATCACAACTCGGGGCCGCAGGAGTATGGGCAGATTCAGAGCGCCAATGACTTCAGGTGCAATGTGGCGCTGGGCATACTACGCGACGCCCTGCCTGACGATTTGGCCGACTATCCCCGCTATGTCAGCATTCGGTTCAATGGTAGCACTGAGCAGGCGAGCTTCCGCAAGACGGCTTTCGTCTTTCCCTACGGGATGAAATCGCGCCCACACCCCTACGTGCTTGACGCGCTCACCTCGGAGGCCCCTGGCGGCCTGGACGACTCGCACCTCCGCGCCTACTGGGAACTGAGCAGCAACCACGCGGCCAAGCTGGACAGTGACACGCGCGTCGAGTTCATTTTCTTTGAGTTGATAGACGGCTGCATGGTGGTGCGGCACTCGGAGGTGGACAAGGCCTTCGTCTACCAGCCTTACGAGCGCAGCGACTTGCGCTTCTCGCAGTACGGGGCCTGGGCGAAAGGCACCATCTCCATAACGGTGTACGGGCACTCGGCGATGGTCTACTGTGACCACCTGACCTACCCGACCAGCAGCAACGCCATCGCCCAGCCCTACCAGCCCTATAGCGACACGCTCTATTCCGACATCAACGACCTCACGAAGCGCAGTCTGCACAAGCACGGGTGGACGCCAGCAGGTAACGTGGGGCAGCTATTTGACTATGACGACGACCCGGTAGGCTACTGGGCCACCATCGCTTCGCTGCAGGGCGACAACAATGGCGGCTATGCCCCGCGCGTGACCTTCAACTGGAGCGGCAAAGGCAGTAACCCCATTGACTGCCCCGCGGTTTACGTCGCGACGCTGGACGTTATGTCTACCCACGCGGCGGCGGTCTCGGCTCCCGACGCGCTGGAGGGCGAGAAGATCGTTCGCTCCGTCGCCTACACGCTCAAGTACAAGGGGCGCGGACAGACCTGCACGGTTGTTGTGGACGACCCCACTGGCGTCAAGGCGGCGGCCTGGAAAGGTCAGAATCTCGTCACCGTCAAGTGCGGCTTCAACGACGTAACGCCCGTGCAGAAGTTCAAGGGCTACCTCGGCGAGAAGGTCGAGATCAAGCGCGAGGCCGACGACGTAGGACGACCGCGCTACCAGCTTGACCTGCAGGACCCGGTGGACGCGCGACTGGCCGCCAAGTTCATGCTCAACCGTTCGGCGGCTGGCTATGAGAAGCTGGCGGTGTGGCTGTATCGCCTCCTGTATGATGCGGGCGAACCGGCCTCCTCGTTGACTGACATTCTCGCCCTATCCACGGGGAGCATGGTAGACATCATCATCCCCGGCAACCACGGGGCGAAGAACTTAGCGTACGACTTCGAGCCGACCGTCAGCGTCCCCGACGCGGCGGACAAGGTGACGGAGGCGCTGGGCTACGAGTGGGGCTGGAATTGCGAGACCGGGCAATGGTTCCTGCGCCCCGTCCTTCAGACCTACACGGCCCCGCCCGCCTATACGCTGACCGGGGCGGTCGAGTGGGAACTGAGCCACATTCGCAGCAAGCATGAGTTCCGCAACTACCTGTACATGATTGCCCAGACGGCCAGCGGCGCGGAGAGTTGCTTCCTCTGGGCCGACCAGAACAGCCACATGGTTGACAGCGCCAGCAACTTCATCGGCTGCGACCTGTGGGAGGTCGTCAAAGAAGCCGACATGTGGAGCGCGCAGGCCAAGGGTCAAGCGCGCTGGTTGGAGCTGCAGCGCCTGCCCTCCGTGATCGGCTGGGGTATGCCTGCCGACGTGACGCTGGGGCCGGGCAAGTACGTCAAGGCCCAGGTAACACTCATGGGCGTAGCGACCGATGCCATCTACCGGATCGTGGAGGAGCGCGGGGAAATGCCGGGGACGCCGAGTCTTACCTACAAACAACACTTCGTGGCGGAGTTGGTGCAGAATGCCTAGAACACGGGACATCATTGGCCGACATGCACAGCCGCGCGCCCTGACCGCGAAGGCCGGTGCCGTGGCCCTCAGCGGCACCAATGCCGGGCGGGACACGACGGGACGCGCACTCTATACCGGGGCCTGGCGTTACGATGGCACGGCGACTTACGGCGACGGTGGACGGCTGACGTACAACGGCGAGGGCTACTACAACGAGGGCAACGAGTATTACATCCCGTAGGGAGCTTGAGCGGCATGGGCAAGGACAACTACCAGTACAAGCAGGCCATCGCCAGCAACGACCCGGTGACGCCGACCGAGCACAACAACGCGGGCGACGGGGTACAGCGAGACTTCGAGTTGCGCATGATTGCCGAGGGCATGGTGGCGGGTTTCGAGTATGGCGGCAGCGCGCCGACTCTTTCTGGCACCACGGCCATCTATCTCCCGGCGCAGACGGGGTATGCCAGCGGGCGGCGCTTCACGGCTTCGGCCCTCTACACCTTCGCGGCGGAAGATGATGGCACCTACCTCGTCTACCTGGACGCCAGCGCCGAGGCGTTGGCAGTCACGACCGGCACGGTGGATTGCACCGACGACCTGCTGGTGGCCGAGGTGACGTGGGCCGCGCCGACGCTATCGGGCGTCACGGACAAGCGCCTGTATGGGCTGCTGCCGAAGGTCTATGAACTGGACGTGCCGGGGGCGCTGTCCGCCTCCACGGCCTCTGCCGTGGGTACGTTCCCCGTACCCGATGGCTTCCGTTTCCAGTTTGACAACGACTGCTTGAGCGGCTTCTGCAAGAAGCCGGGGTCAGCCAACACGACCTATGTTGACATTCACGCAGGAGCGGCGGGCGCGGCCCCGGCCACGATCTTTACCACGCAGACGCGGCGGCTGGAGATTGCGAACAGTGTGACGGCCTACACCTTCGTAACGGCAGGCGCACCACAGGCCAACCGCTGCATTAGCGGCCCGGCCATCATCGAGGTCTATGTGGACGACATAGCGACGGGGGCGGAGGACTTGTCGCTGAGTATCAAGGGCCGCTTGCTGCCGAAATAGACGGAGGGTTGCGCCGTGAGACACAACAGGATTCTCGCCCGCCGCAAAGAGGAAGCACGCGAGTTGGCTCAACCGGAGCAGGCCAAGCAGAGCATGACGCCAGTAACCAAGCCACAGCCACAGCCGCAGCCGTCAGTCAAACCGAGCGCGCCCACGCCCGCGCCAGTGCCTTGACGACTGGTGGCCGGGCGACGATCACGCGGCCATGTGGGGGCATCTGCTCAAGTGTCTGGCGGGAGAGGCGGAGCCAGTGGCAACGTTGCAGCACGCGGCGTGTGCGGTACAGGACTGCTGGCGCTGTTATGAGGCGGCAGGGATCGTCTAGTTTTCCACGGGTGGCTGCCCCTCCCAGCCACTTGTGACGCGCCCCGGCTTCGGTCGGGGCGCGAGTCTTTCTGGGGAGCAGCACAGGGACACGGCATGTTTGGCAACGCGACCTTCGGGATGATGGCCTTTGGTGGTTGGCCCGACTGGACGGTTGACCATGCCGTGTCTCTGGCGGAGGTGCTGGCGGCTGCTGACACAATGGCCCCGGCTGCGTCCTATCTGATGGCTTTGGCAGAGGTACTGCAGACAAGCGACGTGCTGGCGCTGCAGGCGGCTTACCAAACAGCCCTCGCCGACGCCGCAGGGGCCTCTGACGCGCTATCGGTATTGGCAGGGCTCAGGGTCGCCCTGGCCGATGACATGGGCGCAGGCGCAAGCCTCGCGGTGCGGGCGGCCTATGCGCAGGCGCTGGCCGAGGCGCTGGGTGCGGCCGACGTGTTGGCAGCGCAAGCGGCGTTCTCAGTGGCGCTTCAAGATGCGATGGCCGGAGCCGACTTGCTTGTGGCGCAGGCAGCCTATCGGGCTGAGTTCGCGGACGCACTGGGTGGGGCGGACAACCTCGTTCCCTCGGCAGCGTTCCTGGTGCATCTCGCAGAGGACATAGGCGCGGCGGACAGTCTTACGCCTCGCGCTGGGTTCGTCGTCAGCCTCGCCGACGCGGCGGGGACCAGTGACACCCTCGCGCCCAACTGGGGGACGTTCGTGCTGCTGACGGACGGTCTGGGTGGTGCGGATACTTTCGCCGTAACGCAGGCCCACACGGTTACGCTCACCGACAGTTTCGGGGCGGATGATGACCTGCTGGCGGTTGCAGCCTACGTGGTGCAACTGGCCGAGACGCTGGGATGGGCGGACGCGCTAACGTTCGGCGGGGCGTTCTTCGGCTGGCGGACGCATAGCGGGGTGCCGGTCTTTTGCGCGGCGACGGCAGCGGGCCTGTTGATGGCGGTGCAAAGCAGGCCCGGCTACTGGACTATCGGTTCGGCCCCGTTAGTTGGTGCACATACAGGCAGACCACTCCTCCCGGCGCTGGCCGAAACGGTCTGGTTCATTACGGGGTCGGCGCTGCCAGTCTTTGCGCCACAACGCACAGCCCCGAGCTTCAGCGTCGTCAGGTCATCGCCATTGCTATTGACGGCGACTGAAACGGCAACCTTTGGCGCGGCACTGTCGCGTCCTACCTTCGCAACTGAGGCGGTGCTTTGATGGCCTACCAAAACCCGCGCCTGGGCGAGACCCGCGACATCGTCTGCTGCGAGATCACCAAGGCCGAGAATGTCACCTATACCATTAGTGGCGTGCTTGCCACTGTCAAGACCAGCGACGGCCTGACTACGATTCGCGATGCCGTGACGGCTTCCGCGTCGGGCGACAGAGCGTACTTTCTGGAGTCCTTCACGACCGGCAACGGCTACGTCGCTGGCACCGAATACAAGGGTCACCTACAAGTAACAATCACCTACGGTAGCGAGACGCACGTTCTGGAGCACGAGGACAAGTTCGAGGTTCTCAGCACCATCAAGGAGTAGTAGCCATGACCATTCTACACCTACTGCGCAAGCGGGCGCGCGCACTCATGGAGTGCGGTTCGGTCGGCGATACACTGCGGGCCGTCGCCGGGTATCGCCAGGAGCCAAATGCCGCTCTCGGTATGCACGGGCACCTGCGCGTGACACGGGCCGATGGCTCGCTGCTGTTTGAGGGCGGCAACAAGGTCGTGTACGCGGGCCTGGAGGACATCGTTGACAAGCTCCAGGGCGCGGGCAACATCAATACCTATAAGTACGTGGGCTTCGGCCTGGGGACGACGGCCAGCGCCGACAGCGACACGACCCTGGAGTCGGAAATCACCGGCGGCACCTATGCGCGCCTGACGGGGACACAAGGTGAAGGTGATAACGCCCGTGAGTACCGCGTGTCCGGCACCTGGACGAATACTAGCGGGGCCACACGGGCGGTCACCGAGTATGGCCTCTTCAGCGCCGCCACCGATGGCACAATGCTCTGTCACGTCACGACTGGCGACACCTCACCACCGGACCTGAAGACCGTCGCCGTCAACGAGACGATCACGATTCAGTGGGATATTCAGCTTCAGGACGCGTAAGGGACTGCCATGCTCACCGGCAAAAACGATGCGATAACCACGCTGGCGGCGGAACTGGCGGCAGGTGCGGGTTCATGTACCGTGACGGACGCCTCCAAGCTGCCCGCTACCTTCCCCTACCGCCTGCGCATATGGGACTGGGCGACGTATCGCCAGCCCGCCGACGACGCTGGTGAGATCGTGGAGGTCACGAACGCGGTTGGCAATGTACTGACAATCACGCGGGCACAGGAGGGCACCGCTGACGTACTGCACGCCGCTGGAGAGACCTGCGCCAATACCATCACATGGGCCTATGTGGACGAGATGCAAAGCGCCATAGCGGCCCGTGCCTTGGCCGGGGCCGTGACCGCTTCGGGCCTGACGATGGCAACCGGAAAGATCCTCGGGCGCGCGACCGCCAGCACCGGGGCCATCGAGGAACTGGAGCTGGACACCGACGGCACGTTGGCGGCCAACAGCGACAGCAACGTCCCCAGCCAGAAGGCAGTCAAGACCTACGCCGACGGTATCATTGCTGCCGCTGACGCGATGGTCTACAAGGGGGCAGTGGACTGCAGCGGAAACCCCAACTACCCGGCGGCGGACTGCGGGCACGCCTACAAAGTCAGCGGGGCCGGCAAGATCGGCGGGGCCGGCGGGCTCGCGGTCGAGGTGGGAGACCTGCTGCTGTGCATCCATGATGCGACGGCCAGCGGCGATCAGGCGACGGTCGGGGCCTACTGGGACATCGTGCAGGTCAACCTCGACGGGGCTGTCATCGGCCCGGCCTCGGCCGCGGACGGGAACTTCGCCTCCTACAGTGGCACCAGCGGCAAGCTCGTCGCCGACAGCGGCTCCAAAGCCGCGGACTTTGCCGTCGCCGCGAAGGGGGTTACGAACGGAGACAGCCACGATCACGACGGTGGTGACGGGGCGCAGATTGACCACACCAAACTGAGCAACCTCCCCATCACCTCGTCGGGCCATACGATGGCAACCGGGAAGGTCCTGGGCCGGGCAACCGCCAGCACCGGGGCCATCGAGGAACTGGACGTGACCGGCACGGGCAGTGTTGTCAAGGCCACCAGCCCGACGTTGGAGAAACCAAACATCGGCGCTGCAACGGGGACCTCGTTGCGGCTGACGACGCTCGGAGATGCTCCAGCCGCGAACCAGATAGCGGCCAGGGCCTACAATGCCTACGCCGAGGGTTCGCAGGCCGGACACGTCTGGAAGACCTACTCATCGAGTGGGTCGGCGTACGGCAACATGATCCAGGCGTGGCGGATGCGCGGAACGTTTGACACCCCTGTGGTCTGCAACTCGGGGGATTACGTGTTGCTCATTCGCGGTTGGTCCTACGACACATCAGGCAACCGCCAACTCGGCGCGAGCTACAACATCGTCACGGACGGGGCTCCGGCTTCCAACCGGGTACAGATGTATCACGTCTGGTGGACGCAGGACAGCAGCGCCACGCTGGCCGAGCGGATGCGCCTGCACAGCGCCGGCACTCTCAGCATCGGCACAACCACGGACGGGCTGACCGCCGGGGGGTCGCTCAACGTGGCGCAGGACATCAAGGCAGGTGTGAAGTTCGGCTTGGGACTCACGCCCATCGCGCGCCGGCCGCACGTAGCAGACCCGTCGGGGGGCGCAACTACTGACGCCGAAGCCCGCACAGCCATCAATGCCATCCTGGAAACGCTGGAGGCCTTCGGTTTCCACGCGACGAAATAGGGAGAGAGATCATGCCACAGCAACTGACAGTCTCGCTAACCGAGCAGCAGTTCCGCGTCCTATGGGAGCAGGTTCTGCGCTGTCCTAAGTCGGAGGGAGAGGCCTTCGCCGTTAACGTGATCGGCGGCCTAGTGGAGCGCCAACTGGTGGAGCAGAAGCAGGAGGAAGCCAAGCCTGCCGAGCCTCCGCCGCCGCCCGCGCCGCCGCCGCTATCCATCGTCTAGTCACCCGCCGCACCATCGCACCATCGGCCCGCCACGCGGCGGGTCGCTTCGATTCCTGGGGAGATTGTCATGGAGTCCACCGCCCACTGCGAGGCCCATAGCGGCGTATGTGAGCGCATTGCCCAAGTCGTGAGCACCGCTGTCGCTATGCAGGCGCGCCTCGATGCCCACTGTCAGAACGGTGGCACCGGGCACGTACAGCGGCGCGAAATCACTGCCCTTACTGAGGATGTGAGCACCTTGACAGCCGACGTGAAGCAACTGCACGAGGCCATACAGCAGGACCGGCAGGAGCACGCGGTACAGACGGCACGACGCGACGCAACCACGAAGCTCCTGGTGGCTGCTGTTGGGGCCATCGGTGTCGCATCGCAGTACGCCATCGCGTACTTCCTGAAGTAGCGAGAGGCCACCATGCCACGCGACATCCTTGTGGACCTCGGCGAGAAGCCCGACCCGGACGAACTGCGCGAGCTTGACGAGGAGACGGCCGACGATGACGCGGACGACGGCGGCAACATACTAGGCAGCCGCCACCTTCGGCCAGAGACTGCGACAGGGAGGACAGCAGCACATGGCAGACAACACGGACAAGCCCACAATAGACTTGGAGCAGTACCGGGGGCGCAAGGGGGCCATCGGCGTTGGTGACGGTGCCGCCGAGAGATGGCGGGCACTCCATACCCAGTTCGGCGGGAATGCCACGCGGGCCGCAGAGTTCCTGAGCTACACGTCGGGTGAACAGATTCGGCGCAAGTGGTCACTGTTGGGGCTATCTAGCACGGGAGCCGGGAAGCGCATCTTTCACGGGGGACTGCCAGACCATACTGCGACACCAACGCCTAGCGATCCTGTGGCCGACAGTGTCTATGCCCTGCTGCGGCGGGCCATGACGCGACCCTACAGCGTCATGCAGTTGGCTGACAAACTGGACGTAGCTCCCAAGCGCATTACGGCGGCGGTCGAAGCCCTGATAGAGCGCGGCTATCATGTGACGATAGGTGCCGATGACGTAAGCCTCATCAACACTCCGGTGGTCATGGTCGAGCCCATGCGCACCGGCTGGGCTGACCACAAACTGCGCTTTGGGGTGGTATCAGACACGCACATCGAGAGCAGGTTCTCGTGCCTGGAGGAACTGCACGGGGCCTACGATTTCTTCGCCAGCGAGGGCATTGACACGGTACTGGTGCCGGGGGACTTGCATGATGGCCCCGGCGAGCGCGGCTATCAGGGGCACCGGCAGGAGGTGCGCGACGGCTGCCAGATCGCGAGGGATTGTGTCCGCTTCTCACATGACAACTACCCGCGCCGCGAAGGCATCCGAACCGTATTCATCGAGTCGGGCAAGTCTCACGCGGGCTGGGAGTTCGCCGCCTCGGGCTTCAACATGGGGCGCAACTTGGCCGAGGGGTTTGTCTACGAGTCGCCCGACCCGGACGGCGCGTCAACAGTATACGTGCCCCCGCGCGAAGACCTGATTTATCGGGGGCATGACCAAGCCACGCTGACCGCTGGCCCCGAAGACAACACGCGCATTGACCTCTATCACCCGGACGGGGGCAGCGCCTATGCCTGGAGTTATCAGCTTCAGAAATGGGCCGAGAGCGTTGAGGGCGGCAACAAGCCTCACTTGGCCCTGTTCGGCCACTATCACAAGCTCTGCACCATTCGCATCCGCAACATCCATATCGTCTCGTGCGAAACGATGTGTTGGCAGACGCCCTACATGCTGCGCAAGCGGCTAGAGGCGCACGTCGGGTTCCTGCTGCTGGAGATGACGGTGGACACAGACGGGACGATCCGCAGCTTCAACCCCAACACGTTCCCGTTCTTCCTGCACGAGCGCCGCGTGTTTGATATGGGCAAGGCCGCATAGGGAGGCCCCACATGCCATCAGTAGTAGCCGCGCGCCAGAAGATCATTGACCTGCTGGTTGACTTTGGCTTCAGCATCGGCATCCGCGCTGAGTGCCACCGCCGCTTCGTCCTGGGCGCACAGGACTATGGCGAGCTTGGCTTCATGCGCCGCGAAGACGATACCGCCTGCTGGTCATGCCACAATGACATTACCTGCCTGGACAAGCTGCAGGCGCGCTTTTGCCCCTTCTGCGGCGCGCCAATAGGAGACTACGGGTACTGCCAACGCCGCCGCGAAGAGCTGCTGGACGCGGTACTGTACACGACCTTTGGCATCCTCAATGGCGAGACGACCCGCGACGCTCCGGAGACGGTGGCAGTTATGCTGGGCCTGCGCGACCTACTTGACTTGGACGATGGCAAGCCCGCCTTAGTGGCAGCCCTTCCGCGACCTGCACCCGCTGGCGTGATGGCAGTCGCATTCGTCGGCAAAGAGGCGGTCTAGCCCACATGCTTGCCAAGCTCAAGCGCCTCGGATGGTTCGCCACCGTCGCCGCACTCATGGGCAGCGCCATGTACGCGGGCTGTGAGGTCGCGCATGGCAGGTGGGGGTGCGCGCTGCTGGCCGGCGCGGGCGCGGTCGCGGCGGCGGTCCTGCTCGTGCTGAAGCTCGGCCAGTAGCGGGGTAGTTACCCGCGTACACCAGGCTACACCCGCCCCGCCTGTGCGGGGCGCATTCGTTCGGGGAGAGTGAGGAGAGACCAATCATGCTTGAGTGGCTGAAGGGACTGACCGAAGAGCAGCGGATGCTCATCGTCGGCCTCATCGCTCAGTACGTCGTGCAGCTTGAGAAGCTCGTCTGCGCGAAGCTGAAGTGGAACATCGAGGAGGCCAAGCTGACGAAGCTGACGATGGCCGCCGTCACGACCGGGCTGGCCGCGCTCGTCATCAACGGGATCGAGCCGGCCTTCTGGAAGGAATGGCTCCTGGCCTTCATCAGCGCCGTCGTGCTGCACGAGGTGGGCGGCAAGGTCGTGCGTAAGGCAGACGAGGTCATTGATGAGGCGCTGGCCGCAACGGCCATGCCCTACCTGCTGCTGGGCACGCTGGCCCTGGCCTTCTGCCTGTGCGCGCCGCCGGCCGCGGCCCAAGCGGATCCTGGCTGGGACTGGAGTCTCAAGTTGGAATCCGGCTTCGGCACGACGTTTATCAATGACTTCGACTTCACCGTCGCGGTCGGCGCCCGGGTCGGCAAGTTCCCGGACGCCACGCCGGTTGTCGGCGGGCACGAGTTCGGGGTTGACCTCGCCAACGTCGGCGGCCACTGGGCGGCCGGCCCCTGGCTGCGCCTCGTGGACAACCTGAGCCTCGTCGGCTACATCTGGCAGGAGGACCGGCGCGCGACCGGCGACCTGGCCCTCAGATACACCGCCCCGTTCCGCTGGTGAGAGCGGGCGACGATCCCGCCGCACCACCTGTGCCCCTGCCGCCGCGCGTACACTCTCCCCGCGCGGTGGCGGGGGCGCTTTTGCCGTCACGGGCGGGCCTTCCTGGGCTTCTGGCTGTCGCGGACAACGCAGTTGACCAAGCGGCCACCGCGAAGCAGCGCCCGTCAGAAGCCATCCTCGCGCAACCCTGGGCATTGTAGTGGGTGAGTTGTATCGGGCCAAGGCCGGGTTCGACTCTACCACGACATGCGCCAGAATATCTCCGAAGCGGCCAGGGCGTCGGCATCTGGCAGGATGTGCATGATGGCCGCCTGCAGCAGTGTGCGGCGTCGCTGAGGCTCCAGCCGCGACCAGCTGCGTCGCAGCGTGCGGACGATCTCCCGCACCTCCTGGGCCGATAACTCAGGCTTCCGCGCTGCCGGCTCAGCTTGCCCCGCCTCGCCCAGGCGCCGGTTCACATCCGCCAGCAAACCCTCGGCCTCCTCTTCCCCGACCAGCCCCTTCACGGCCAGCCGCACGATCCGGGCCCGCTCGGCGTCGAGCCGCTCGCGTGCCGCCTGAGCGCGCCGCACCGCCTGTGTCTGGCGCCGCGCGGGCTCCGCCGGCTCATAGGTCGCCAGCCGGTCCAGGAGGGCCGGCAGCAACTCCCGCTCCAAAGGGCCTTCCGAGATGATGCGTCGCCAGTCGCAGCTGACGGGGAGGTTGCGCGAGAACCGGCACTTGTAGCCCAGGTAGGCCTTGCCGTTGCGGCCGGGCGTGTAGTGCGTCTGCAGCCACCGTCCGCACTCGGGGCAGCGGAACATCCCCGCCCAGGACGCCCGCGACGTGTAGTCGTGTGCCGCCGCGCTAGCAGTAGATCGAGGGCCTCGCCCGGCGTAGCGATTGGCCCGTTGGGCATTTGCCAGGTCCGCAGGTCGTCCAACTCCTCTGGACTGACGGCTTCGCCCGGTGCTGCCTGCAGGATGAGGGCCAGACGCTCGACGCCGGGATGCTCGGGGCGTGCCGGCGACTCCTGCGCGCGCGGCTGCGCCTGCTCGGCCAGGGCATCTATCGCCGCGTGAATGCGCTGCGCGGTGTCCCAGCCGATCTTGTAGGCCGTCCCCCTCCTCGCCTTTGCCACCCACTCACGCGATAGCCCTGCCGCACGCGCGACCTGCGCCGCCGAGAAGGGCACCCGTTTCAGCCTCTCCTGTAGTTCCGCCCGGAAGTCCATGCGACCATTGTAACTGACGAGTAGTCAACGGGGAGAAAAAAGTGCTTGACACGGTGTCCAGTTGTGGCGATAATGCGCCTGTCAGTTCACACTACAGGAACCGAGAACCATGACCGGAGAGCAGCTTCGCGACGTGATGGGACGGCTTCGGCTCACCTACCAGGACCTCGCCGACGCCACGCCCTACAGCAAGCAGTACATCCACGAGCTTGCCAAGAAGAGCGACAAGCGACTGCCAGAAGACGCCTTCCGGGCTATTCGGTCTGCTCTCCTGCGCATCAGTAAGGACGCCGCCAGTCTGTACTTCGACCTCACGGGCGAGTTCTGTGAGCCAGCCACTGCTGGGGGCGACGCACCATGACCGCCACCCCCGGCCCCAACTTCGCCGTCACCCCGATCTCGCCCCACGTCGGCACGGCCGTTCGCCTTGTCGCCTCCGGCAAGCCGGCCGACAAGGCCAAGCAGTTCCAGGTCTGCCTGCATTGCTTCGACGCCGTGCGAGGTGGCGGGCTATCCCAGGACGGCGCCTGCACCAACGGGTGCGGGTTAACCGAGCCGGAGGGCGATGCCGCGTGACCGAAGAGCGCGCCGCACTCATCCGCCACCAAGCCGCCCCGGCCCTCGCCAGAGCCCTTGATGAGCTTGACGAGCGCCTGGAGCGGGAAGCCCTTGCACGTAACGCAGCCGCACCAACCACCCCCACGCGGCGGGCGACGCACACCCCGGATAAGCGCCCTGCCCCTGCAGCGTCGCCCGCCGCCGAGGAGGTCGCGTCGTGACAACAACCCTCGCCATCATCATCGCCACGCTGCTCGTCGCCGGGTTCGTCGCGGCCATCCTGAGGGGCCTGCACCGTAAGCGCCTCCACAGCATACTGACAGAGTGCAGCGATGGCAGGGTCGAGACCATCGAGGAGATTGAGCGGGCATGAACCCCCACGTCCTCAACGAGTGCCGCTGCTTCCTCGGCATCTGCATCTGCGCCTGCCTCATCATCGGCGGGTGGATCGCCGACTACCGCTGGGCCAAGCGGGCGCGCCCATCCTACGGCAAGCGGAGGTATCCCCGGTGAACCCAACAGCAGCCGCAGAGCACATGACACACCTGTCCGCCGTCCGCCGCATGAGACCACAGCACCCAGTGAGTAAGGGCGCACACCGGCTACTGCTCCTGCTCAAGCGCAAGGCCTGCGGGGCCTCCAATGCCATACGCCGCCAGGAGTGCGCGCAGATCATGGGCTGCCACGAGCGCCACATCCGCACGTACTGCGGGGAGTTGCGCGACGCGAGCATTCCCGTGGGGATCGTCAGGCACGCGCACCGCGACCACGGCACGTACTACCTCGCCGTCACCCATGAGGAGCAGGCTGCTGTCCTGGCCGAGTATCGCAAGCCGATGATGGCGATGCTGGTGCGAAGCAACCAACTGGCGCGGTACATGCCTGGGGCTCTGGGCAAACAACTGGCACTGGTTCCGACGGACGGTACGGGCCAGTTGCAGATGATAGCGTAGCGGCTGAAGCCGCAGGAGGGTGAGATGGCAGGCTTTGTACTGGTATCCAATGGGATGGGCGGAGTGCGTGTCGTGAGGAGAGTCAACGCTGCACCCGGCGATCTGCATATCGGAGAGAACTTCTGGAGCACGCCGAAACCAAGCACCCGGATAGCCGACCGTTACGAGGTCGAGCTAACCGCGCGCACTGGAGCCTTCGCAGCGCGCCGCACCGTCTGGGTGTACCGCACCGATGTGGAGGAGCAGCTTGAGCGCGATGGTGTCGCGTGCCGGGGCGGAGTGTTCGTTGACGAGGATGGCTGGCCGCTGAGTGACGATGACTACTACCGCAAGGCCGTGGAGGTCGCACAGCGGAGGTGGTGACGGGTTCAGACAACGGGGCGGTGGTGTGATGGCCGCCGCCCCGCACAACAAGCGAGGTGCATGATGATCGAGACAATGTTTGACGTAGTTGACCGGGCAAGCCGTGATGTGATCGCTACGAGCGACGAACTGAGCCATGCGCAGGACGACCTGGAGGCCTACGTCTTCCGCTACAACCGCAATGCCCACATCCGACGCACGACGCGCGCCACGGACTGCAAGGAGTTCTACCAGTTCATGGAGATGTTGCGCGAGGGCCGCCGCAACCGCGACGCGGCCTACGCCCAGCACCTGCGCGACGTGGAGGAGATGTCAGCCCAGCGGTGGGCGTCCTGACAACAACAAGCCTCGCGCGGGAACGCGAGGCCAGGAGGACGACGTGCAACACAATAACCGCAAGCATATCACGCCGACCATCGCCAGTCAAGTGCTGCTGGCGCTCGAGGTTGACCCGGAGACGCTCCGACTACGCGCCAAGCTGCGCCGGACGTACGGGCCGAACGGGCGGCGCGTCGAGAAGATCATCACAGGGGAGGCTGCGTAGCATGACCACCACCGACCAAGTCGCCGCCATCCTACAGCAGGCCGCCCTCGCCATCGAGTTCGCCGCCGCCAAGATCGCGGGCCTGCCATCCTGCATCTGCGGCCGCCAGCAGTACACCAAGCGCGGCGTCTACATCGCCCAGGATGCCATCGGCGGCGGCTTCAGTGACACGGACCCAGATGTGGGCGAGCTGATCCTGGAGACCGCCTGCATCATGTGCGGGTGCTACTGCCATTCTGGCGGGGAGATTGTGCCGCTGCCGCGACTTGACCTGGACTTCGCCGGGGCCGAGGTCGCGCCGCATGAGGATGTCAGCATGGCGGGGGTGGGGTAGAGATGGCACTTCCTGGCGAGACAGCAACCATCGTTCCCCCGCAGGGCTTCCGGCTTGCCATCGGTGAGACCTACACGAAGGACGGACGCACTCTGCCCCGCAAGCTCGATTACTGGAGTGTGCGCCGCCTATCCGTGCAACGCGGCGAGAAGCCAACGTACATCGTAGACCCCGACGCGCAGAAGCTCATGTGCGAGGCCGCGCAGGTGCGGGAGAAGCCGACCGCCATACCCGTGACGGTCATCGGCAACCCCGCGCTGGTGGGGGGCACCCCCACGCTGCCGGAGAGTATCCTATGGGCGCGAATGGCCCGCTATTCCGGTGGCAAGTGCTGCTGCACCTGCAAGAACTTCGACGCCGAGGGCAAGGGAGTGGCGATTGAGCGCTTGTTTCAGGAGAAGCAGAGCGGCAGCGGCCAGTATGTGAAGTCCTACTACATATTGGCCCGCACACAGGAGCGCGAGTGCGACCCGCAGGCTTGCGGCTACGCAACCGGCGACCATGAGGTGCAGAAGTACAAGGGCACCTCGCTCTGCAAGCCGCAGGTCGTCCTTAGTGTGGGCCTGCCCTGGTATCCAGTGGTCGGCACCGTCGCGAAGTTCAAGTCCACCGGATGGCATAGCTACCGCGCCCTCCGCGACTCGCTGTTGGCAATCAGCCTGCAGACAAACGGGTGGCTACATGACCTCCCGGACCTGTGGCTTGTACTGGACTGGGAACTCTCTGGAAACGGGCAGCTTGTCCCGTCCGTGCGCGTCGAGTATCGCGGGCAGGTGGCGGCCTTGCGGGAGGCGGCGACCGACGTACAGGGACGGTGGCTCAAGCAGCAGGACACACTCAAGCAACTGCAGGCGGGCATAGTCGAGACCGTCGTGGAGGAAGAGGAGAAGCCCGAGGAGCAGGTCGCGCATCAGGCCGAGTTCGCGCACGAGGGCTACGATGTGCGCCCGCCGATCATAGACGCGGAGTGCGAGCCCGTAGCGTCCGCCCCCGAGGAGCCGCACCAGCCCCAGCGTCTTGACCCGCCCGCCGACCCCAAGCCGACGCACGACCCCGCCATCAGCGACGAACCCTTCGAGTTATCGCCGCCGCTTGACCCGCCGCAGGTCGCCGCCATTACCGACCTCGCCGCCTTCGACGCGGCCCTGAAGCAGATCGGCGTCACTACGGCGGCGCAGCTCAAGGAACTCAAGGGCGACGTGGGCTTGGAGGGCATATCGCGCAAGGAACTGACGGTGGACCAGTTGCAGGCGGTCTACAGCCACGCGCGGAGCCAATGGCAGGCGGAACAGGCGGTGGCGGCCAGTGGTTGACATTCCCCTGTTTCAACCAACCCCCAAGTGCTCTGAGTGCCAAGGCAAATGCTGCAAGACCCTGCCGGGTTCGTGGTATCCCCAGGACATCCCCGGAGGCCCAACAGTCGAGAACGTGGTCGCGTTCGTGCGGTCTGGTAGAGCCTGCTTCGACTGGTGGGAGGGCGATCCGCGCAAGGGGCATGATGAGTTGGAGCGAGGCCTTTTTCTGCGCCCGCGCACGGTCGGAGGGCCCTTCGTCATTGACCCGTCATGGGGTGGTACCTGCGTCTACCTACAGTCGTTTGGGTGTAGCCTGCAATGGGACGAGCGCCCGACAGGTTGCCGAGCCCTGGAACCAATAGAGAAGGAATGTGTGAACCACGCAGGCGACAAATCAAGTGACGCGGTTGCATGGCTAACTCTCGGAACGCTCCTGGAGGACGCCATAGCCATTTGCGAGGAGGAGTTGTGCGATGCGCAGCCCGCATAGTTACAGCGCCTACTCGACCTTCCTACGTTGCCCGCCAGCCTACCGCGCCTGCTACATCGAGGGCGACCCCGGAGTCACGCCTGACGCGCTCAAGAATGGCGGCGAAGCACACGAGGCCATCGCGCGGTACGCCGCCCACTGCTTCAACAAGGGCCGCAAGTCCGATCTGGAGGCAGGGCGCAGAATTGCGCTGGGCTACATGGAGCCGGTGCGGGAACTCGTCGAGAAGTTCGTGGAGGACTGGCGCTTTGAGTGGGGCGCGACCATCGTTGAGGGCGTGGCCCCGGTCGAGCAGGAGTTCCGCGCCATGCTACCGGACGGGCGCACGGAGTTCTCCGGCCACCTCGATCTGCTGCAACGGTATGAGGGTGCGGCCAGCGTGGAGGAAGTACCGTTCGGCGGTGAAGGCGTCGGCGACGGTGACGATGCCCTATGGACGATTACTGACTTCAAGTCCGGGCTGTACGGGGACTGCTGGAATGATGAAGTCGCGCCCAAGCAACTGCAATGGTACGCGTGGCTGGTGCAGCAGAACTACCCGCAGGCACGCGCCTTCAAGGTCTGTCTCTACTCACTCCGCACAGGCTACACGCTGGAATGGCAACTCGGCGGCGACCTCTCCTACATCGGCCACGAGCTACAGGCTATCGCCGACCGGATTGCGCGGGAAGAAGAGTGGGAGCCATGCCCAGGCCCGGCGTGTCTGACCTGCCTGCACGTACACGTCTGCCCACTCAAAGACAGCGCGACGGTGCGTGCTATCACGGACATTCCTCCCGAGACGACCCTACAACTCTACCTGTGGCACAAGGCGCAATATGCGGCACTCAATGGCCTGCTTAAGGAGCATGTACAGCAGACCGGCGAGACGGTGCGCGTGGGCGAAGTGGCCTACGGGTCGCAGGTGCCAGCGCCGGGTGTGAAGGTGCGCGACTATGTCGGGCTGGTGGCGCTGGCATTGGAGGCTGACGAGGCCCTGCGAACTCCGAAGTCGCGCCTGCCTGGAGTGGCGCGGCTGCTCAAGCCGGAGAAGGACGTGGCAGCGCTACTACTAGAGCACCCGGACTATCACGAGCGGGCCATGCAACTACTGACGGTCAATGCCCCCGGCAAGCCGCGCATCGGCCTGCTGGGCAACGGGCACAACGGAGGCGATGATGATGACGCTTGAGGAGCGACGCGCCAAGCTGGAAGCGACATGCAACACCGACGACCGGCTGGGTGCGCTGTTGGCCCACTTCGGCCTCGCGCCGGAGCCGGAGGCACCACAGTGAGCCTGCCCACCTATCAGATAATCCGCCCCGCCCCACGCAAGGGTGCCTCGCGCATCGAGATTGACGACATCAAGTCGGGGCGGCGCGACCGGGCGGCGTTCGTGTGGAGCGATGGCCTGTACGAATGGAACGGTGAGCGGTGGGTGTGGGTGGATACAACACGCACGAGGAGTTAACATGCACAGAGCAACCATCATAGCCGGACTGGTGCTCGCGAAGACACTCAAGGGCAAACGGAGGGATTGAGATATGGCGCAGAGAGACTTGATACCATTTCATCAGTGGACGAACGCAGACGGCGAAGTGCTTCTGGTCAAGGTCGTCAATCCAGACGGCACCAGTCACGGCGGCTTCGTTTGGCCCGCCAGTGGAGAGGTTGTAGCGTCGGATTGGAGTCCCGCTCCGGTGTGCGGTGGAGGCCTGCATGGCTGGCCCTGGGGCTATGGCATCTCCGACGGAAAGAGCGTGTCTGCCCACGGTCTGTGGATTGTCTTCGCGGCCAAGCCCGACGACATTGTGCTGGTTGAGTCGGGACAGGAAGCCAAGGCCCGGTGTGGGCGCGTGGTGTACTGCGGGAACATGGCCGAAGCGATGCTGTTGACGATGGATGAGCGAATCAAGTGCATCGCACACAACTCTCGCGGGTCGGCCAGCAGCAGCGGCGAGGGCGGGTCGGCCAGCAGCAGCGGCGAGGGCGGGTCGGCCAGCAGCAGCGGCGAGGGCGGGTCGGCCAGCAGCAGCGGCTATGGCGGGTCGGCCAGCAGCAGCGGCTATGGCGGGTCGGCCAGCAGCAGCGGCTATGGCGGGTCGGCCAGCAGCAGCGGCCCTCGCGGGTCGGCCAGCAGCAGCGGCGAGGGCGGGTCGGCCAGCAGCAGCGGCTATGGCGGGTCGGCCAGCAGCAGCGGCGAGGGCGGGTTCGCGTTCTCATCG